ATTTTTACATACTAAAAGACTTATTTCTTGTATGTATTGGATTTTAGAGGTCCTTTTGTAGGAGTAATGTATGAACCAACTACTGTTTACTGCAATGTCTCTGACTTATTACCAGCATCGGCAAGACCTTCAGCTACGCAATATCCAATTACGCTTGCACCTGCCATAATCAAAGCTGATATTTGAGTCGCAGTACTTTCGGTACCACCTCTGGCTATTATCAGCATACTTACAAAACTTGCTATAGATAGCCATAATTTTCTACTTGTTAACTTCCTTTTCCAATCCATAACAACACCCTCCTTAATCGTGAATAATTTCTATGCCGTACTTAACGCAGGCATTATGTTCCATTTCACAGCCTCTTGACAAACTCCAATCGTTCGCAAAGAATGCTTTGTCCGCCGTTGATAAAAGCTCGAAAGACTTTCCTAAAAACCATAAAGGTCTTGCATCATATGGCGCATTCTCAAAGAAACTTTCAAGTATTTCCACATCATCACCATATTCAACTTTTAAAGCCTCTATAATCTGAAGCCTTTCCTCCTTTATCTCATTGTTATCCCTACCATTCATCGGTTGACTTATAAAGATTTTCATTAAACGCTCCTTTCTATAAATCCGGCATATCCGGAAGATTTAAAAACTCTTCATATTTTCTGGTCATCACGCCATTCTTTCCAAGAGCATGATACCATAAATATAAATTTTCAAAGTTAGCCTTTATATCCCTTGGTGCATATCCCTTATCCGTCCAAGTATCATACAAGTCATACAAGCTACTTCTAAGCAAAGCCTGTATACCAAGACCAATCTTGAGTATATATCTTAACAATGCTAAGGTTATGATAAAAAGGGATGGTACTCCTATCATATCTATAAAACCCAAGAAATGCATAAACTCCATTATTGTTACTCCTTGGCATTTGATGTTGTTGCTGGTGTTTCATCATCCACAGCGAGCTCTCCTGCACCTAAATCTATTAACACCTGTTTCACATATTCTTTAATTATTGCAGGAACCATCTTAAAGGTTCTCCTGCCTCTTATGATTAACTGTGCATATAAAATGCTTAAATCCTCAAACATATACTCTTGTTCCTTTCTTGAAAATAAAATCGTTAATATATAGAAAAACATTCTCATGTTCCACTACCATTGGTCATAACAAACTCGGCTAACTCGGCGATACTAGCCGCATTAAGTTCGCCTTGTTTTCTTACAGCTTCCAATTCTTCAGCGTTCGTCATGGGAGTTGCATGTGACACAGCTATATGTTCTTTTTTACTCGTGTCTATGCTGTCTATGATGTGCCCATCTTTAACTTCGAATGTTGCGATTTTGATGTTGCTTATGTTCTCCTGTTCAGACACCGTTGATATTACAGTTCCATCAGGTTTATAAAAAACCGTGTATTTCACTAATTCAATACCTCCTTTAATTTAAAAAGTCTATCCGAGTAATTTGTACTCTAGCATTTACCAAATCATTACTACCGCTTATATTTGCAGACGCATATAAATATAAAAACGCTTGTTCATTGATTCCACCAACATATAGTTCCATCTTGCCAGACTTTGCGATTGCTGGAGATTCAGCGTATGAAACAACTGATTGTTCGGTGAAACCATCTATATCAGAACCACCCACTGACATGCCATTTCTACGCAATGAATTTAGTTTTGATATACCAGCATTGAAATTTATATACCCTCCGTTTTTAACCTCTCCGAGTACTCTCCAGTATATATCTATTCTATTAAAAGGCGTTAAATTTATAGATTGTGAAAAGACACATCCAATATAACGTCCTCTAATAGACGGCATTGTGGTATTAAGATTGAGATTTATCCCTCCATCATAGATGCCAGAATATCTATATGCATTGTCAAGATGCCTCGGATAGTGGTCCCTATTAACGAAATAGTCTTTATCAGCCACCCCTAATAGTAGTGTTCTATCAAAGGTGGCTCCGTTAAAAACCGTTCTACCGGTAGAGTAGTCTGGCATTGTTCCAACTACTCCATTAATATTTACACCTTGTCTTATGTTATGCGGATATAGGTTTGGAGATGGCAGGAATACGTAATCAGCTCCAGCAATTACATGACCATTTGCTATTTTGCTAACTATCCCTCTACCTCTATTGGCTCCTGTATCATCGTCCCATGCGAAACCTTCGTTATTTATAGCTGAAATAACATGTTTTGTATAGCTAACCCAATACGGTATTGCGCCTTGTACCCCCAATATATTAATATCATTGAGCATTTTATCGGCTCTGATTCCTAAAGCACTGGCTAAATCTCCATAATTAACTTCTACAATAGGAGGATATTGCCCTGAATTTGGATAGTATCCTTGCGGAAACCGGAACCCGAACTTTTTGGGAGTAGTCCAATGAATATTAACAATTTCCGTTGTAATTTTTTCATTTGGATGAACTGGTATTTGTCCATTAGCACCGGCTATATTATATCCCTGAAGCATTTTCGAACCGTCTATACCGAACAAGTTTCGTAGCTGCTCGTATGTCACATATGTATATGCTTCATGTATGTGCCCATGCCCATCATCCCAAGGATTTCTATGATACCACCCATTCTTAAATAAAACCCAAATTCTATTTGCCCAGTCCTCTCTTCCTTGCAAGTAACTTACAGCACCTCCATCTCCTCTGTCTGGTATCTGCCCACGCTCGTTAAGTGTCGTAACGGAGTCAATAGTTAATTCCGGATGATAGTTTATAGAATTCTTTATAAGGTTTCTTGGTATCCTTATCCAAGGTTCCCAGCTTTGAGACCCATCAGAATTGTAATATTTCACATAAGCTGACTCGGGTATCCTTGTCACATAAGAATCTTTACCATGATCGTTATAGTACCAGAATTCTTGCCTAGCATCAGCGTCACTCACTACAGGAAAAGACCCCTCAACCACTTCGCCATCACTATCTGAAGTAATTGTGGTAACGCCTCTCAATATCTGATTTCGTTTTGCGGTTACATCATCGGACGACACTCCTCCGACACCACCGCTTTTTAGTATCGCATCAGCCATTCCAAACCCCCTTTACAAAAAGTGAAATATCCTGAGTCGGTTTCTTTCTAAGACATATAATATCCATATATCCATCAAAGGTCTTAATCTTATCTATGCATGAATATGATTTCCATGCTCCTCTTATTATTGCCGGATCTGTAACACCATCAATTATATGATGCGATATTTCAGGTATATCGGTTGCTTTCATATCTGGTATATCAATACGCAAAGTATATGGTGCGGTTTGTGTAAAACGGTTTACTACCATCCAGACATCTATCACATTATTAGACCTATCTATAACCCTACCTAATCGTGTTGCATCAGAGTTATTTAGCAAGTTTTTAATCTGGTCAAACCAAGAGATAAAATCTCTCTTTTTCTGGTTATTCCAATCTTTAAATTGTGATGACCACTGAGCTACAACATTGTCTATATTTTGAGTTTGAAGTATTCCTGTTATATATGGACATTCACTTGTGCCTACACTATTTGTAATGTGAGATTGTGTGAAAGATTGAGTGTTAGGTGATCTGAAAATATAACATAGAGGGTATTGGTTTACTAATCTACTCTTAACCATAATTGGTCTTTGCGGAGTTCTTGATGGTTCTCCCTGAACCACTTTTATCATACCTGCTCGAACGCTCTGTTCGTGATTGATTTCAATAACAACCGCGTCTATTCTTTCTAATAAAACATTCGAATCAGGTATAGTCATTCGCAATATGGAATCATTCAAAAGCCAACAATGGTTAAACCAAGCTCTACCTATTTCGACTGTTATATCGTTACCACCGACAGACTGAACGAAGAATGCTCTTCCTATATTTTGAAATACCCCATCTGTAACAATGCCGTCAAAAATAGAAGACATCTGTTGGGCGTTGTATTTTCTATCGCCATTAACAGAGTCGAAAAATCCACTTGTGACACTCATAGCGTCCCTCCTTTCTTTTATTTAATAGTTTGAAGCGTCGGATATATAAAAAAACCTTCACCGCTATATGAAATAACAGCTTCTGTAATCCTTGCTTCTGTTTTATAGCCGTATGAATTCTCAATTTGTACTATGTCACCTATATTGTAATCTTTTCCATATACAAACAATTGCGAAGACTCTATCTTTCCCTCAAAATTCATACCAACTTTTCTTTCGACTAGTTTTAAAAGTCCTCTTTGTATAAGTAATTTATTATACTCTTCTGCCGATAACGAATGGTCGCCGTCAATCCTACTGGTTATGTCCCTTGCATCAACAAACATTTCTCTGCGGTTCAAACCTTCCGGTGACGCTTTAACTTCCATATATCTTCGTTCAGAGCCCTCGCCCTCGCCACCTATTAATGCCGCTGTTTTTAGAGGTGATATATCCTCCATAAAATTTGAATTTAACATATTATCAAAGTTAGGAGAGAATATGACATATGGGTTATCCAATTGGTTTTCTGAATGATTCGCCCCGTTATATAGTGAGAATACAAACCTATTGTTCTCTAAAACCATTTTGAAACCTAGGTTAAGTGATTTAGTAATTTTCGAGATGGTTTCATATAACCCATCGCCAGTACATTGTAAGTCGACTCTTAATGATAATATATACGCATCATTTGTAGACCGGTATGTTATAATTGGTATCTTTCTCTCATTAGATGCTCCACTGCCCAAGCATATATTAAGCATTTTGAAAATTACTTCTTCGACATTACCGTTGAAATTAACTTGACCCCATATTATTCGTCTGTCTAAAATTGACTCAACAGAACGTCCACTGATTAACATAGTGTCACCTTCTTCAGGCTCGGATTTTATTTGAATCTTTTCTATAATCATTACATGTTCGGACTCATCACATACGATATAGTCTCCTATATGAAAAATGGACAGATAATATATATTTGCAGGTACACTTACTTCAAAGTCGCCACACAAATTATATCTATCCGTCCATATAATAGACATATAAGTATCTATAACAGCTTCGGGGATTAATTGTTTATTTAAAATCTTAATATCCATTATACACCCTCATACAGTATTCTATTTTCAACTTTAAACTGAAGATTCTCTACACCGGATGTAGCTGTAAATGCATAGATATTATCGCCCTTATATATTCGTAACCATTCAGAACCAACATCAAGAGAACCAAGAATGTTATAAATATGCCCCTCTCTTAACAAATATATAGACTTCATACCTCTTTCTGTTCGTATAACAATATCGTCCAATGTATTAAAAGCCGTACTGTTTATTAATCTTGCGGCTTTTTGTGAGTTTATTACCATTTTCTGTCTGGTGTTAATATTCCATATTGTTATATCACCAACAGGACCAATACAGTGGATATACATAGTAACTCCAACATCCGAATCTCCAGAGTATGAAATCGCATTTTCTGTTCTATTTTGAATCTCACTCATTATAAGTAGTGGCTCTGTTAAAGACTCATTACTAAATGGAAATTCAAACTCAGGTTCTACGCCAGCAAATACAGTATAATTAAGAGTTTCTTCATAAAAATAAGGATTTGGGCATATTATTGAAATAATTGTACCCTCATCCTTACTGAATATATCAGGTTCGTTCGATTCAACAACGCCCGATATCTGTAACTCTCTGTTATCTGTTTTTACTATAAAAGTGAGTTCTTTCTTTATAGGAAAATACTTATAAGCTTTTTGTCTTATCGTTTCTATATCTTCTCCAAAAAACCGTAATGAAATAACAATATTTCTTGAAGATAGTCTTGCGGAGTTAAATATTCCTCCATCAGTAGTGATTATGTCTGTGATATTAACATTCGCCTTAGCAGGACCAAGACCATCTATCTTATGTACTATAAACCCGGATAATTCAGGCTTATCAAGTATCATATCGATTCGTTCGTTTCGATAGTTTATTACACTTACGCTCTTTATCATATAACCGATGCCCTTTCTATACTTGCAAACTGATTTCTGGTTTGCCTATATATATCTATTCTAGATAAAGCTTTCGGAGAATAATTATTCTGTGTGAATTGATAAACATTTCCGTTCGTAGCCCCATAGCCATTTTGACTGTCGATAGAGTTAGCGCTCATAGACGCATTTATTTGATATGCTTTATCTTTTGACATTAGCGATTCGATAGTTCGTACACCGACTTTAACATTTGATAAATCTATTACAGGCGTTATTGTTGGCGTAAGGTCTATATCACCATTTATAATATCGGACATTTTGCTAATAACGTAATTCATACCATCGATAGACGACCTACCTAATGCTTTGCCAGCGTCACTCGATAAGCTAAGGTTGTCATTTATAGAATTTGCGAAACCTGCAACAACAAATTCTCCTATCTCGTAGAATTCCCTAGATGGAGAATTAATGTCTAATTCGTCTCTGGCCGCTTCATTTGCAGCTCTAGCCATCTCTCTAGCCGCTTCTCGTGCTTCTCTAGCATTTTCTCTAATACCTCTAGCAAAGCCGGATACAAGATAAGCTCCTATTTCAACAGCGTCCTTATAATTTTCTTTTGCCCCCTTTACGAGTTCGCCAACAAGGTTCTTACCCGATAAATTGAACTCTCCGTATAAAGATTTTATACTGTTGAGCATATCTTTTAATAAAGTGGACATTGTATTATTGGCTTCGTCGGTCTTCGATTTCATACCCGTATTCATATCAGATATAATAGTTCTTCCAGAGACCTCAAACTCTAAGTATTTATCTTTTATAACCTCGAGTAACTTTTGTATTATATCTTTCATAAGGTTTACAATTTCACTTTTTTTATTTTGAATTCCGGATATGACCTTTGCCATCATTTCACTTCCGGAGGTATAAAACTCTTGATATTTATTCCTAATGTTTGTTAACAGTGTTGTCAATAGATTATTCATTGCATTACTTGACGGAGGAATATTATTGGAAATTGCCAGAGTTATAGAGTTCATCATTTCAGTGGCTGATGAAGAAACATTTGGCGCTTTTGATTTTATCCCAGTTATGAGGGCATCTATCAATGTAGAACCATTAGTTTGAACTATTGGAAATTTATTTGATATTGCTGTCATAGCGTGGTCAACCATAGAACTAGTCGCTTCCATTACTCTTGATGTGGCGTTCGTAAACTGAGATATGAAACCATCAACACTGTTTTTACCAAGTTCTTGGAGTGCTTTGCCAAAACCTGACAAAGATGTCGTATCCATACCACTGGTATTTTTGCCCAATTCTATCAACTTGCCAAATTCTGTTGTAGCTGATGATAAAATATACACATTTATGCCTTTAATGTTTTCATAATATGATGCGAATGACTTTCCAAAGCTGGCTAAATTGTCTCCAAAAGCTTTCATATCACTTTTACCGCCGAATAACTCGGTTAATACTCCACCACTAGCTGGTAACTTATGAGCCAACTCAGCCATAGCGGACGCTGCATTCGCAGAATTTTGAACAACACTCGCATCAAGTCCTGCTACATTAGAAGCGTATTCCGTGATGCTCTTTCCGAATGGTTTTAGTTCCTCGGCAAACTTTGCTAATGAGTTTTCTCCAACCCAGTATCCTAAAACGCCTCCAGAATTTGGTAATTTCTCAGCCATAACAGCTAGTGAATCAGCCGCTGTAGCCGAATTTACTACCGCATTTGTATCTATACCGCTAACATTTAACGAATACTCTTTAATAGCTGAGCCAAAAGGTATAAGACCTTCAGCAAAAGATGCTAACGAGTTATCGCCAACCCAATACGCAAGCACACCCCCTTCATTAGGAAGTTTCTGAGCCATTGTGGCTAATGCTTCAGCGGCAGTTGCAGATTCAACTATCAAGTTAGAGTTAAGTCCTGCTATGCTATCTGAATATGATTTCATAGCTGGTCCGAACTTCGCTAACTCTTCGCCAAACTTAGAAAGGGCAGAACCTCCAGTGATAAATCTGGTTATTCCGTCCAATAGTGCCGCTGTTGTAAATGTAGCCACAACTTCAGCTAGCATTTTGACGCCCTCTAAAGATGTGGCATCTATTTTTGATGATTCTTCTATAAAAGGTTTTAGATGGTTTATAAACTCTGTTAGGTTATCAGCGACAGTGACTAAAGAGCTTGATATGCCTTCGAACACTCCGCCTATAAAGCCTCCGACAAATTTGCCGATTGCGTTACCCAACTGCTCAAGCATTTTACCGCCTTCACCAACCAACCAGCTTAGTCCCGGAAGCTGTGCAAATGCACCTATTGCCGCTACAACTAATATTAATTCTGCTATAAATGCTGCCATACCTAACAGACCTATCATTGCCTGCGGTATTAATGCCGATACAGCAGCAAGTGCCGCTATAAGAGCTGTGACAAATGCCGCGCCAGCTATAGCTTTTATCAGACCAGATGTGTCAAGTTTCATAACCGCATCAGCTATAGCACCGTAAAAATTAGTTATTAAAGTTACGGCTGCATCTACCAGTTCAGGCATTCTTTTAGCAATACCGCCAATAACTTCTATTAAGAATGTCATTATTGAATCTATTATTGATGGTGCATACTCAACTAATGATTTCAATACTTCGTCTATAAGTTTAAGTAAACCATCAACCATCTCAGGTATCGCTTCTTCAAGGATTTTCAACGCCTCAAGAAATATAGTTTTCAATGCTTGTCCGATTACCACGGCATTGTCAGCTAATCCCTTTATGAACATTGCAAAACCTTCTGCAAGTTTTACAGCTAAATACGGTATCGTGCCTATTATCGCATCAGTCATCATTTTGACTCGGGCTATGAATGCCGTTGTTGACACTGTAGAGGCTGCCGCCATTGTCGTCATAGCTACAGACATTTGTAACATTCCTGTACTAGCAGCCAATAAACCAGTTCCCATCGCCAACACGCCAATATTAAATATTGCGAATGCGGCGGCTAATGCCAATATCACAGGGGTTATTGGGGCTAATGCCATACCTGCTAATCCAAATATAACAAATGTTCCTGCCAGCGCCCCTAAAGCAACCGCTATGCCTTTTACTGGTATTTTACTAAGTACGACTAAAGCTGGTGTAAGTAAGCCAATAGCTACGGCCGCGCCCATCATAGCGGCAACACCCGGAAGAGCATTCTTCATAGCGTTAACACCTATAGCAACAATAGCTAAAGCACCACCCATTGCTGTAAGTCCATTACTTATTTGCTCCCAAGATAGTTTTGCATTCTTTGCTAATGCATCAGCCATCATATTGAGAGCTTGTGCAATCGCTATCATTCCTAAACCTATCGCTGGCATATTCGTTGGCATAAATTTTACAGCGATGGTTACTGATGCTAATGAACCTGCTAAAGCCGTAAGTCCATTACTTATTTGGTCCCAACTCATTGAACCCATATCTTTTACTACTTGTGAAAGTATTTTTAATGCTTGTGATAGTATTACCATACCAGCACCAACGGCTATCATATTCTTACTTCCGCTTGATACCTTTGTAAATATTGCAAGTTCGGATAAAAGTACTCCAATTGCAGATATACCTTTGACGAGTTCTTCAACACTAAATTCGCCGAATGTTTTTGCAGCCTTTGCGAGTTCTTTTATTGCTTGTGATAATATTAAGATTCCCGTTGCGCTAGCCATAGTTTTAGCACCTGTATTGCCAAAGTTAAGGAATAATGCTATTTCTCCTATTAAAACGGTTACTCCTGTAAGTCCTTTTACAAGCCCTTCCCAGCTTAGCTGAGCGATATTAATACAGGCATCTCCTAATATCTTTATTGCTTTTGCAAATAATATCATTCCGCCAGCACCTTTTATCATCGCATTTTGATTGAGGCTCATGAGCATCGCTGCTCCAACTAAATCTCCCATTAGAACTGTTATTCCGGTTAAGCCGATAGCCATTTGTTGTAGATTTAGGTCTCCAATCTTCTTTAAAGCACCAGCTAGTATTGTGACCGCAGTAGCCATTAGTATCATTGATGAATATGATTTAACATTTGATATACCGCCAAACTTGTTAAACAATATCATCATTGCTGATAAATCACCCATTAAACCCGTTATCCCCGCAAGAGCTACTGCCATCTTGTCCGCTGGTATGTTAGATATTACCAATAAAGCTCCTGCTAAAATACCTATAGCGGTAGCAATACTGACCAAAGTCTTGGCCTTTAACTGGTTTTGATATGCTTGCAGAGAACCTCTTACACCATCTAATATGCTAGTTATTTGTGCGGTAAAATGTGCGGCATTACTAGCTATACCTGCAAAACCATCTATCACCTTTGTTAACTTTACAAGAAATCCGCCGGCAATGAAACTCTCGACCATAGAAAATATATTATCAAAATTTCCAGTCATTAAAGAATTAAATGCTTTTCCAAAACCTTCTCCTATCGCTGGTATAACCTTATTTATTATTCCACTACCTATTTTGACGAACCCCTCGGCAATCTTTTCAAGTGCTTTTTCAATACCACTCTTATCAAGCTTATCACGCATTTTGGATACAGCATCGCCAAATGTAGCTCCCATACTGGTAGAACCTTTGACTACATCTCCGATTCTATCAACAACGCCTTTTAAACCTTTTCCTATAGTATCAATAGCTGGAAATGCGAACTTGTCTAATAAGACTGTTTGTATATTCTTCAGACCTGTTCCAAGTAATTCGATAAGCTTTATAATCACATTTACTGTGGTTGATATTACTTCGCTCTCATTGATGAAATTTCTGAAAGCTGTTATTGCGTCTCCGACTCTAGCTGTTATACCAAGAATCCCATCAGTCAAGCCCAATGTATTTCCCAATAATGTTGCAAATATTTTAGCGACTCCACTAACAACCTGACCTACTATATCAAATATAGAAAATACACCTTGAAAGGTTCTTTTTAGTTTATCAGCTGTTTCATCTGATAGTTTAAGGTGTGATGTAAACTCTTTAAAATTTCTAGATATACTAACAAGGTTAGCCCCGAGTTTTGTTGCGGTGCTTGGAGGAAATATCTTTTCGAATGCGTCTTTGACAGGCTTTATCATAGACATTAGCGATTGGAATAGGTTTTCAAATCCTTGTAACATCGCGTCCCTACCGCCAAGATTTTTCCAAGCTTGTAACATTCCGTTTCTAGCATCAGATGTCTTAGATATAAAACCACCAATAGCATCACCAAGTTTTGTCCATAACTCAGAAGCTTCGTTGAAGTCACCGAATATTATCTCAAAAGTTTGTGCCCATCCGGAACCAACCGCCTCTTTCAATGTATCCATAAGCATTGTAAAGGTTTTGATTTTGGTCGCTGCTTCCATCGCTTTCTTACCAATCTCAGTTGTCTCGTCAGCGTAATCTCTCAATGTTTGAGTTAGTACTTTTGTTGTCATCCATTGATAACTTAATGAGTCATTGAAGTTCTTTGTGGCACTGATGGTTTCGCCCATTGTTTTACCCTTGGAATTTGTGGCCAGAACTTTATACATCCCGTCAGCTGTTTTCTCAACAGTACCAACTGCAACTGCTGTCTCAAGCAATTTGTTTTTAAATTCTACAGTTGCCATATTGGCGTTTTCTATAGATTTCCAGTCTATCAGCTTTACATATCCTGCCGATAAAGCCTGTGAGAAATTATACATTGCTCTACTTGCTTCTTGAGCATTTGCTCCCGATACGGCTGCCTCATTACTAACACCTTTTATAGCCATTACCGCAGTTTCCAAATCAACACCCGCATTTGTAAACTTACCAATGTTGCTTGTCATATCCTTAAAGGAATATATTGTCTTATCTGAGTATGTGTTCAAATCCGCAAGGTATTTATTGACCGTTTCAAGACTGGCTCCTGTACTCGCCATAATAGTTTGAACACTGCCCATTTTGAGCTCGTATTCCCTGAATCCTTCAGTTACGGGTTGTACTGTCAATGATGATACTAAATGTTTTCCGGTATTTATTACAGAATTTGTAATGTTAGATAATGCTGTTATCGCTATAGTTTGTAGCGCAGAAAATTTAACTTTAATACCCTCTACCGATGAACCGAACGCTTCGAAACCTCTAGCAGCACCGCTCATATTCAGACCGTTCTTTAATCTGTCTATGGAATTTAGCGAAGTATTTATGTTTCTTTCGAAATCTTCATTTCTAAATTGCATTTCTACAACTCTTTGATCTATTGTGGAAGACATTATTCAATCACCTCCTTCCAAGCATTATTTAGTATTTCATCAAACACGTCTTTTATAGCTGGGTTAATGTAATCTTTACCTTCTACATATCCCCCTCCCCTTGTTGCATGACCATACTGTAATATTATGGCTATAGGGACACCATTTTGAATGTTCGAGTTATAGAATCCTATCTTTACTCTTTTACTATTTTTAGAGATTTTGTAATACCAATTGCTAGCTGTAAGTCCTGTATCATAAGGAGTTGCAGATTTTAGCGCCTCAACCCCTGCTTCTCCATATTTATCAAAGCTGATATTTTTGATGATATTTTTGGTCTTTTTAAAATATTTAGCTGTATTACTAAAATCTCCCTTATGTTTAAAACTTATCATTTACTCTATGATTTCCCAATTCTTTCTATCAGGAGTATCGGTATCTTTTGTCTTATCCCATTCCCCTTTTTCATTAACAAAGTGGTATATACCGTTGCCTTTTATATAAGCGTTCGTTACTAATGTTCCGGTTTCGTCAAGATAATAATATATCCCTTTATTATTTACCCACTGTCCTGATAGCATTGCGTAGTCATCAGGATTCAAATAATACCAACAGTCATTGCTTATAAACCATCCGGATATAGCATAACCAGCTCCATCGAATGCATACCAACGGTTGTCGACTTGTACCCATCTGTTTTTGGCATATCCATTACCAGTTTTAAATTTCCAACCTTCAGGTAACTTTTCCCAACCAACTTCATAATTTGTTTTATGGTTTTCACAAGCTTTATTTGCAACCCACGAAATAAACTGTTGACACCAATAGGCAGGAGTGTAGCCATACCATTTTCCGTATTTGGTATAGTTAGCTTTTCCGATATTAGCCAATTTGTCATCCAGAGAATCTAAGCTATTCTTTTCTATATAACCTAACTCTTCTTTTGCTACTGAGATCATCTCATCCGAAGTAGCAGTATCCGGTCCGTATGCGGGACGACCAAAACCGTCAATCCTATTTCCGTTTCCAATTTCAGATGACCTAACTAAATATGTCTTTTTTGCAACTGCTCCTCCGTTACGATTAAACTCTCTATCCATTGTTGTATTACCCTCTATAGTGGTTACACTAAATTGGTCAATACTAAAAGGTACAACTTCAATTACCAAACCGACGTGCGCTACTCTTGCTTTTTCTTTCGAATAGAAATATACTATGTCACCCTTTTTTGGCTTCTTAAAATATTGTCCAGCTTTTACAAATAGAGCTTTGCCAGAGGGTGTATACTGAGTATAATCCCCTTGTAATAGTCTCTTTCCTTCTTCAGATTTCATATATTTTACCCTTTAGAATTCATCTTTGCTTTTCTAGCCGCATTTATTGCTGCGTTTCTAGAATATACTTCTTTTTTACTTAATTTCTTCTTTGGTTGATTTTCTAAATTACACACATTGATTAATGTTAGTAGCCTATTCAAATGCCATTTTTGACATTCAAAAGGTATGTTTAAAGCAATCATCCAATAATAAATAAGCTCCGATGTTACAACTCTTCCTTGATTTGCGGTTTCCCGCTTATACCAAGTAGCCGTCATCGGAGCTTCTATATATGCATTTATTTCGCTAATATTGTCTGCTGTAAATAGTTTAAATACACTATCATCAATATTTTGCGTAATACACATACACTTTATATAATCTATTGACTCGTCTAATGTCTTTTCTTCCTTTGATAAGAATGGTTTGCAATATTTTGCTTCCCATTTTGACAAACTCACTAATGAGTGTTCGAGAGTCAGCTTGTATTCTTTTGTTGTTATAAACTCCTGCCTAGATTCATCAAATAGTTCTCTAGCAGGAACCGTTATATGAAGCATACTTATACATTAGACTTATCAATTATGCTTGAAGTATTAATACCCTGCGGAACTATGCCGTTCACAAAATCTGCTGCCTTTGTGGCATCGCTGAATAGTTCCATAAATAATTCTTCATAAGCTTCTGTCTGTTCAAATCCGGTACTGATTTCATCACTCTTTATGAATCTTCTGCCGTCGTCACTCTTTTCGCCGTACGCTTTATGTATGATATATTTGAAATGTTTCATCAACTCGCGATTATCCTTCGATTCGATAATTCTATTAAGTTTCGCGGTAAGTCCGCCTGCCTCAGACATTTCCATCTCTAAAATCTCCGCCTTTGAGAGATTGAAATAAAAATCTTCGGTTCTTTCTGTTCCATTGTAATCCGTATATTTGATTGTTTTCTTTAACATAAAAATCTCCTTTAAATAAAATAAAAAGGCATAGCGATTTACTATGCCCCATAAAGTGTCTAATTACTGCAATAATGTTTTAACCTCATTTGGTAAGGGTAATCTGGCTGCTCCACTTTCTGTTCCGTAAATAACATCCTCCAAAGCCTTTAGTTTTGAAGGTGTCACCTTTGTAGAATCGATTGTCAAAAGCGCTGTAGGCTTTAGTCCTGCTACTTCTACAGGCGTTGTGGTAACACTCCAGCTAAAACTTATAGCTTCCGGCGAATCGTTTACCGTGCTGTATCCTTTCTCTGATGGTGATGCTGTACAACCATAAACAAGATGTAGTCTATAACCGTGATCTGTACCATCAACATCATTTCCGAGAAGTGTCTTATACGCTAAGCCAAATGATTTTCTTCTCTGCTGCCCTGCATACACTCCTGTCATAATTGAAGCTGAACCATCGCATTCGGTAAACTCATCAGGGTATGTGTAAGCCTCTATTGTAAGACCTAATTCTTCAGTAGAAAACAGATTTAGATATTTGTTATTGTCTGCATACAGAGGTGTTGCCTCTGCACCTGATGGAGACTCTGTTATGTTGGTAACACCATTCCAAGCAACACCTGTAGGATATGCTCCGTTTGTATCTCTCGGATACAGCGCACACTTTTCAACACCAGTCTCGTATAATCTCTTACCTTCCTGATCCCAAATTAATACTGCCATATATTATTTCCTTTCTTAATAAAAAATCGTAAATACATCGTGATTTAAACCATCACTTACATAGTGTCTGTCATATCTGATTCTTGATAGTTTTGAAATTTTTTGAACTATTTCGCTATCCGGATTCTGGTCAATAACAATTAGCTGATATTTTTTTGCTTGCTTATATACCTCATTGTTTGCCTGCGAGTTTATTATGTCGTCTCTCTTGTATATTATAGCAGGATACTTCATTTTGATATTTGATGGCGGTTGGAAATAAGCATTTCTATTTCCAAGAACACCGCATAAAACCTCATGTAATTCTAATCTACTGTTCATTGTATAATCCCCCAACAGTTAGAATTAATCTAGGAAACTCAACCCTAACATCTGTTATTTTCCATTTAGAGCCCATATAAGTTATATATTTTATTTTAAAAAAGTTTTCATTGGCGTATGGGTCTGCCAAAATTGAAAACTCATTCGAAATATTTATATCGTCATTTACTTTATTCGAGGAGTAAAAGCGTCTGGTGTCTCCAACCAAATCGCCATAATAGTTCCTCTCGAATATCTGATTTGACCAAACGCCCGGGACAGTTTCTACAGTATCCGCGAAACCTATTTGACCATAATATTTCATACTTTATTCTGTTGCAGCTTCAATTACGATCGCGGAATATGGCTTAATAAGAGCACCCGAGCATCTTGTTTCAATGAGATATTTCTGAGCATTATAATCAATGTCAAAGTCATCAAACATATTAACAGCTCCCCCCTTGTCGGCACCGACATTATAATCAGCCAAATTCACAATAATACCCATAAGTGAGTATTCTTTGCTGTCATCTCCGGTTTTCTTATACCCCTCCATAACCGGAACGGTAACGATCTTCTTTACTCTAAGAGCCGTAGCCAACTTTTCCACAGTATCATAAATGATTCTGCCTGTAGTATCTTCAAGAAGAAGACAGTCGGTAAGGACATCTTCTGTTGTATATAATACAGGTGAACCAGAGCCCTTGTACTCTTTTCTTGCCTTGATTGACTGGCGAATAAATGCCTTTGCCTTCTCATCTGCTGTTGCAGTGGCTGAAAATTTAAGCTGCTCTCTGATGGTATATAAACTGTCATCTGTGTATATAGGTCTAATGTTCTGCTCATTAATCTTATCATCAGATGATGAAACTCTTCCGTCTCCAACAAGGATAGCCCTAGCAATTTCCTCATCCAGCATTGTTCTCATTTCTGATTTAAGCCAAGCAACTACATCGAAGTCTGTGATGTCAACCACATCATCTCTATCAAGCTTCTGCTTCTTATATATTGTGGTTGGGCTGGTGGTTCTCTTAAGAAGTGTGAACACCTCATCTTTCTTCTTCTTACCCTTTATATATCCCTTTGCTCTGGCATCATCTTCCGTTATGTTTGCAAATATGGATTTGATTCTGCTGAAAGGAGTGTGATGAACCGCATTCATAACCTCTCCAACCCAAGACATATCTCTTTGGATAAAACTTGGCATATTTTCAACAGTTGCTGCTTCCGGGAACAAATAATCGATGTGGTCTATACCGTGTGCTAATACCGCATCTTTCAAACTTCCATATCTCTTTGCATCTGATATAATAGCCTGCATATCGCTATGACTAAGTGTATCATTGCTGTTGTATGTGTCACCTTCAAATACATTGTGCTTCATTTTTTCATCATCCTCCTTAGAATTCTTGTCGCTTATTCCATTGTCTTCGAGTATCTGCCCGATTATTGCATATACTGCCGTCTTCTGGTCTTCATTTAATGTGTCAAATACATCCCCTATAGTTCTGTCATCTTTTCCAGATTGGTTTGTGTCTGCCATTTTATTATCCTCCTTTTTTAAATCCAATTCTTCTTTTATACCGTCCGAGTGTTCTAATTCTATGTCTTCTCCGAAGTACATGATAGCTTCATCATCCGAATCTTCGCCGTGCGATATTACATTTTCTATATATGCTTCCGGATTTGCACCTGCCAACACCAAACTAACTTCTCTTATCTGACCATGCATAACATTTGGACCGTTTTGTTTCAGTTTATTAGCATATATACTCAACGATGAGATATCACCGTGTTCAACCAATGATTTTGCATCTTTTGCCGCGTCAGTGTTGTTGAAAGTGCAATATGCATACACGCCATCTTCTCTGTTTTCCAATACAGCGTGCCCTAAAATGTTTGTAGGGTCGTTATGTTGGTGATTCCAGACAAGCGGCACTTTTTGTCCATCATTGCTCTTGAATGCGTCTTTTCGTATTATTCGACCATCAGAGCATTGAATATTATTTCTTGTAGCCCAGCCACAGAAATCATAGCCCATTTTGAATTACCTCCTTATTTGTTTGTTTTCTTTTTTCTCCCTCTTTTACTTTTAGAAGATGTTTTCTTAGAACCTTTCTTAGCCTTGGCTACATATGGGTTCTCAGCTTTAATCTTATCGTATTCCGCTTGGTATATATCCTCATAAGATTGCGATATATCTTTCTTAGCTTGTTTATACGCTTCTTTTGCAGCACTAATAGCTGTCTTTAATTCTTCTTTTACGGCTTTCTTTTTCTCGTTAGAGTCTTCACTGTTACTAGCTATAGCATCCTTATAGTCCTCGCTAGTATCTTCTCTTTCTTCACTAGCGTCTCCTCTGATTTCAGCTATTTTCTTTTTTCTTTCAGCCATCAACTTTTCTTTTTCTTCCTTACTTATCCCTTCAGGAATTTTCTGGTCTTGTATTGCTTTTATCTTGGCATTTATCCTATTGCTTATTCGTTTTCTGTCATTTTTTGTGTCTTTCGACATTGACTCTCTAAACCTTTTAAGCATTTCGCTAATCCTACTTAAAGACTCCTTGGACTTTTCTCTAGCGGATTCTATTTGTTCTTTATATGCTTCTTGTGCATCCTTAAGTTGCTCTTTTTTAGCATCAGATATCTGGCTCTTTGTATAGTTCCAAATTTCTCTACCTTCGCTACTTAATTTGCTCGCTGACCTACGGCCCTTTAAATGCTTAGTTCGTTCATAATATTCATGAGCTTTTACAGGGTCGTAATATTCAGAGGCATAGTGTGCTAAAAATTCGTCAACTTTCATTTTCATCACTCTCCTCTTCCGCGTCATCATCTTCATTCTCGTCGCCAAGGATAGAACCTATCTGTCCTTCTAGGTTTGTAATAAAGTCATTAAATAGTGAGTCATAGTCCGCCTCTTCATTTTGACCATAATCTGACGCAGACATATCTGTCAAGCCTTTGTTAATGTTTGCATTATTCAATTCATCGGCCTTGGGGTCTGCACTAGGTTTCATGCCTATTATTTGTCTAATCTCATTAGAAGATAGTATTTCATTTCTAGTGAACTTATCCGCCATTTCAGAAATTTCACTAACCGATACAAGTCTGAACGGGTCTTTAAACAATAAAATAGACTGCTTTTGTGTTCTGGCAGTCTTTGTAAGGAACTTTCGTTTCATCTCTTCAGCGATAGCCGTCATTATCGGCTCAATGGTTCTATTGTTATAGTTGAGCATTGTCTTTTCGTCTGCTGTACCGTCCATAATCGTCTGAGTGATACCTAACTGGCTATATAGCATACTCGTTAAATATTCAATCTGCTTCATAAGATTGTTTTCAACAGGGCGATTCAACTGCGTGATTCTCTCAGTACCATCTGTATATGCTATACCGTACTTGGAGCTCATAAGCTGCTCTTCTATATCTTTTCTTCTAGCCTCTGCCTGAGCTTTTCTCGCATCAGTTTTTATTATATATGGTAACTGGATAATTAAATCCATTTTACCTGACCCACTCTGTTCATCTATACTATCTAAAAGATTAAGTTTTCTGATTAATCTTTGAAGAGTAGAATTTGGTTCATTCATTATAGAATAGAATGGGTTTTCTATAATTGCTGTAGTTGCTTTAGAAACAAAAATATCCTCCTTGTTACCCGTTCTTTCGTTATAAACCCTAACTTTTATTGTTGTTGGATGCCACTCCAAAATCTGACCAGTTCTTAATGAATTTATGTCGAACGAACCAGACGACCAAGGATTGACCGTGGTGTCTACTGGTACTATTGCAACGCATCCATCGTCCATCATACTCATAACAACATCTTGTATAAGCGCTCTTCCTGTCTGGTCGATATTTGCTGAAAGCGTAAGACATTCGTTCAGACCCGAATCTATAGTTGAAATGTATCTATTGTTATCGTCTAACCTTACGTGGTTTATATCTATGTTAGATGCATCAACAGCAATGCGATTATACACCGATGTTATTATAGATTTTTCATTCCCCCTAGATAACCTTGGTCTATCGGGTCTATAAGTATCACCTCTACCGAAGCTCCATTCATTTGTTGGGTCTCTGTTTAAAAATGCATTCCAAGCTTGTTTCAGTCTGGAACCTATTGATATCTCCATTTTGAATTATTCTCCTTAAATCCTATCTATTCAAATACCTCTCCGTAGCACCATCAAGAAATGATACTGCGTTATTCATTGTCGTATCGAGTTTGGATGTCACAACCGATGCAGTCGTAGCCGGTATTTCTCTCTGTAATCGTTCTCTGTTATACTTGCTGTATAATTTAGAAATTGTTTTCGGAGATGGCTCTAATACCGCCGATGCTCTAACTGAAGACACATCAAACACTATAACTGGTTGTTTCGCCTTATAGCTCGAATACACTTTATCGTTATAATCGAGTAATGCATTATACCCTTTTTGCTTCATTGCCCCATAGAATTTATCTTGAACCCTTAAACTTGTAGGGTCGTGATATGTCAGAGATAAATTAAGAGCCTTGTAAACTGTAAGTTTCTCCGCTTCTTTAAGGTCTTTATCTCTATCCAATATCTTCAAAGAATTCTTAAGGAGCTCTTGTTGTGCCGGTCTTTTCATTTGCTCTTTTGATTGCTGGATGGCAGTGCGCAAATCATTTTTAAAATCTTTATCGCGTAAAAGATTATTTGTAATATCGCTAGCGTTCTCATCACTTGGCATCTTTAGTTTTTTAATAGCTTCTATCTTAACTTGATACACCTTTGTTTTTGATTCGCCATTACCTGATGAATCTGAATCATATTTGGCCCTTTTCATAAGATTATCGCCGAATAACCCAAGGTATTTGTTTTTATCATCCTGAATATGGGTTGCGTAAAATGCAAATTTTTCAAACTCAGGACTCGTTTGTATTCTTGAAAACTCGGTATTTTTCTTCAGAATCAAATCGGTTTTCTGTTTTCCACTAATTGTATATGGTAATGATTTTGATAATTTGTTTAATTTAGAAATAGCTCCGTTTTCATTATCAGACGAATACATACGTCTTCTACCCATAGGCGTTAAACTTCCGTCAGCATATTGATACCTCCTAACACCCCAACGCTGACCTTTAACTCCGTGATGTATTAATATTTGATTTTCCATATTTTACCTACGATTGGTGTTTTTTATTGTAACTATTTCTAGCTATATTATAAGTCGCCATTTCTGCAATGTATTTTGAGCCTACCATACTTGTCGCAATTGCCGTTTTAGAATCGATTCCGGCCTTATGTAGTCCGTAGCCTAATGCTAAGGATGCAGCATTTATACCCCAAGATACCGCCATGGATGATTTTTTTGACATTCCGGCTGTTCGTAATGATTTATATGCCGTTGATGTTCCTCCGGTAGCTAGAATAGTCTTAGCTTCTCTTATGCCATTTCCTTCTTTATTTTTTTTAATAAACTCTTTATCAAATGCTGTTAATTTCGGTTTCTTTTTTGGTGTTACATAGCTTTTTGTTAGATCTTGTATAGGTTTTGATTGAGAAAGGCGTCTTATAACACCCCAACGCTGACCTTTAACTCCGTGATGTATTAATATTTGATTTTCCATATTTTATTCGAATGCCTCCTTATTTGCTTTGTATGCTATATACGCATCCATTAATGCAGCAACAGCATCTATCTTTTGTTCGTGTCTTTTTTTCATCAGTTTTCTATTCCCATTTGTATCCTCGAGCGTAATGCAATTACCCATTGCGAAACATATTAACTCTTCATCAAACAGCAGCATTCTATCCTCTGATAACTTCTTAATTTCTCCTAAAGGAACCGATTCGGTCTTGGAACCCTGAATAACTTTTTCTATTCCAAATGGTCCATTCTCTTGTTCCCATCTTTCAATGAACTCTTTTGCATTATATGGGTCGAAGCCTAAAGCCCTGACATCATAACCTAGCTTAATTATATGGTCATCTAGGTCTTCATAAACCTGCATCATATCAAGAACTGTTCCATCAAAAACTATTAAACTGCCCTCGTCCATAAATTGATCGTATTTTAGTCGCATAGCTCCTTGAAGTTTCATTAAAGTACGAGATGATATATAGTTCCTTGTTTTTACCCCAAAACACCCATTACCTAAAGGAAACAAAAATGTAAAAGAACAGAAATCATCACCTTGAGATAAATCGGCTCCCATAGCACATGGCATCTTCCAATAATCTCTTTTCTTATGAGGTATTGTTTCTTCATATGTAAAATAGTATGTATAACCTTCCATAGGTATTCCAAATCTCTTAGCAAGAGTATCGTTCCTTGAAGCCGGGGCTTTTTCTGCTCTCTCGACATCAAGCTGATAAGTTTCATACTTAACGGTTTTACCTAGGTTAGGATTTGCCTTTAGCCACATTTCTGGGTTTCCAACTTCATCAATGCTATCTAATTTGTAATACCATATAGAAACATGTGGATTTACATACTCACCTTTAAGTATGTCCATAAGCTCCATTTTGATTGTATCGCCACTTCCATTTCTAACGGTTCCTTCAGAGCTCATTGCAATAATTAGGTAGTCGTCTACTTTAGACGCACCTTGCTCTAATGCACCTATAACATCTTCTCTGATGTCTCCGGAAAGCCATTCGTCCACCGTGGCTATCTTAGGTCTAAGACCTTGAAGCTTGTTTATACTCATGGGTCTGATTTCAAGAAGGGAACCCGTAAGAAAGTTCTCAATACCTTTCTTGGTAGAGGCCAACTTCATACGATTAGCTTTAGAGCCTGTAGTATTTTGTAGTGATCCTTCAGTTAGAAACTTATATAACGGTCCTCTCGCCCTTGTGATAGCGGTACGGATAGGGCTCATAACCTCTTCCGATTGTTTCATAGTTGGCGCTGTTGTGATTTGATGCGTGGTACTTGTATCAACATTAAGAAAATAATTTTGTATACAGCTACCATACATTGACTTAGCTGCCCCCCTTGCCACTATCAAATATTGCTTATTTATCAAACGCTGCTTGACTCTTCTATTAACATATCGTCCACCGCGTCCATCTTTATTCGGTTCGTATATGCTTCTTTCTACAAAATAATACCACCCGAATATTTGCTCTGCCCATATCTTGAATGTGTCTAATAAAACCAAATCAGCACCGTCAGTCAATGTTAACTCGTTTTCGCAATATTTAACAAATCCCTCGACAGCTTTATCGTCGTAATAAACACCGGGATTGTTTATCAGATCGTCTATCCTGTTCATCTCCATCGCTATCTCTTTACATACAGGTATATCCCCTCTCATTACTGCATTTCTAAATTCACCATAATATTTTGGTGTTGCCGTATTAGATAATGACATAAATCCTCCATTTATTTTATTTATTTTGTATGGTATACTTACCTAAAAGGAGACAAAATATGAATAACTCTATTGATATAAAGCCTATGGATACGGCTATTGATAAAACCAAGTATGAAAAACTAGACATTAGTAGAAGCGAAATAATAAAAATTATCGAACCGTTTATACGACAATTACCAGAAATAATACTAGACAAAGCATATACTTTTACATTACCGACTAGTATGTCTGAATTACTTAACAACATCACGGATAGTAGACATCTGCTTGTGAATTTGATAAATTCTGATGGTGCTAGCAATATTCTTTCTCTAGTTAAACTTAGACCTAGTATGATGTTATTTTCTACTTTGGCAATAGCTTCTATCAAGATGGTTATGAACGACCTTGACTCTAAACTAAATATAATCAGTGGCAAACTGGATAAGATACTTGAGTTCTTATATGGTGATAAAAAAGCAGAGATTATTGCTGAAATGCAATTTATTCGTTACGCATATGCTAATTTTGAAAGCATATTTAAAAACGAAACACATAGGCTCGCAACCCTTACAAATATACAAGCGTCTAAAAGAATCGCTATGAAAAATATAGAATTCTATTTATCAGATTTGGACGCTTATAGTCACAAAAACACTAAGAACGAAAACGAATTAAAAAAGTTATCGGATGACATTCTTAACATCAAAGATAGTCTCGAACTCTCGGTTGAGTTATTTTTCAGTAGTAGTGTGCTAGAAATTTATTATTCGGATAACCACGATAAAAGTTATATAGAAAACACCATAGCAGAAGTAAACGCGTATCTTGAAGAATGCCATAGACGAAACCTAAAAGATATATCTTTAATGGCTGGTAGATGGGAAGCCGTTTTTAACAAAGATAATAAAGGATTACCTGTTCCTTTACCAAAACCAAAACAACATACTCCCAATCCGTTCAATGATGTTGTAGAGTCCACATCTAGAAGAGAGACAATTAACATTAGTAAGAAAATCTTAGATAATATACAAAATCCTATCAAAGAGTATATTGTCACTGAGAATGGTGATGTATATATTCCAAAGCAATAAAAAACAGAGCGACTTTATAGTTGCTCTGAATGTTTGTGTCTATGATGCGATTTGCGTTCTTTTAAATGTGCGCATATCGATTTCGAAATTGTCATTGTTTTCTACATGCTCTGCATAATCTACGATGTGCATAATATATACTTCGCCATCCGATTTCCTTACCGCCATATGTCCAAAACTAGGATTGCATTTTGTACCGAATACGAATGCTTCACTCGTCTCTGAAAAATTAAGAATCTTATCTTCTGGATTTTTAATTATATATTCATCCATTATGTTATACGCTTCTTTAGCTGTAATCATATACTTAACCTCCATCAATCATTATTGAATATGATTTTATTATACACCTCCGGTTTGGCATCTTCCACATCTATTTTTGTAAATTCAACTTCCTTAGAAGTGTCAATTATTTTAAAGTATGCCGATGCATCTAGTCTCGGTTCTTTTAATTGCGAATCTAAAAACTGTACTTTGCCATTTTTAATTTTCCAATTAAATGCGTGTCCCTCATCTGTTTCGCCATTTTTAATAAATCTCTTATCCCAAGTAACACCAATTACTCCGACATCTCCCTCGTCATATCTTTTCAGTATATTCTTAGTTGCTCTTTCTAAGTTCTTAGAAGGTTCGCTGTCTGGCGTAAATGTTTTAACTCTTGTCGTATTAAAATTAGTTTCTATAAAATCACTCAAATTACTATTCATTGTTCTCGGGCCAGTTTTAACATTATAACCTTTAGATCTAAAACAATAACAAAGAGAGCATTCTTTGCAATTATCAGTATATCCTTCCGGATTGACAGCTTTAAGATTATCTATCTGTTTGACACTTCCCTTGAGTCTTGGTAACTTCATGATAAGGTCACTTACTCCATTAAGGTTGGCATTTTGAAGTTTTGTCTTTCCGATTTTAGATAGAGCTTTATCAACTTCAGCCTTTCCTTTAGGTCTTTTAGATCCAACTTTATTTCTATCTTTTCTAACACCCCATCTCATTCCAAGAACTCCGTGGTGTTGTAAGTGTAAGTTACTCATTATCTTCCAGAAACACTTTTTACCGTTCCATATAAACCTGCTGCTGCACCAGCTATAGTTAGAACAGTACCGACGGTATCCAGAACATCCATTGCTGAAATTTTACCAGCGGTTGTTTTTTCCGCACTCAATGTACTAAACTGTTTTTCAAGATTCATTCTATTTATTGCATCTTGTAATTCCTTATTGGACATATGCTCTGCGGTTTTCTTGTGTTTATTGGTTGACCTATTTTTTACAATTTTTGATGTCTCGTTGTTTATTGTTCTGGAATTGTTTATCATAGACACCATATCATTGGCGTTTACATTTCTTCTAAATCTTCCAAATCCACTCGGTTCTCCTGATGAACCTGAGCTGTTATTCCTTCTAACACCCCACCTCATTCCAAGAACTCCGTGGTGTTGTAAGTATAGGTTATTCATTATCTCTCCTTTCTAATAGTTATCTATTATATATAATCTCCATTCCAGTTCGCTTATCATTTTATTTATAGACTCTATTGCCGCTGAACTTACCGGAGGGTCAAATAATAATTTTACTCTTAAATATACAAAGGATTTAACAGACTCGATATCTTTATCCTTTATAAACTCTGACCATACTTCATTCTTTCCAGTTATCCTGAATTTATTTTTAGGTCCAACCCCCATTTGATTAAGGATTGTAAATATGGAATTTATATGAATAATTATATCTTGGTCAAAAGCTTCGTAGTCCTCTGTCATACCTAAAAGTTTCTTGATCGATGTGAGTATGCTTTCTTCCATAGTCCTCCTTATTGTTTCCAAGGACAAGTATCGTTAGGAACTCTATTTTGCACATTGTTATTTGGAAGTTCATACCCATAGTGTATTGCATTATGGGTTGATAAAGTTGTTGTGATTAGATTTTCAGAATCAAAGATAATAGGATTTCTATTTTTTATATCATCAACAGTTATCGGATTGATATGATGTATTAACGGCGAAACAAATATTTCATAACCATTCATACCCAAGTCACATCCGTTATCTCTCACTATTATTTCATTTCTAATTTTTTTCCACTCACTGCTCCTATATAACAATTGGTTAAGGTATCTATCATACCCAAAAGTTTCGACACCGACCATCCCATCCAATCTAAGATATTCAAAGCGTTCTTTAAAAGTTTTGAATGATTTCAATTCGCTGTAACATCTAGAATACATTCTCATTCCTTCCGCCATAGTCTTTCATGGCTTCCATTGCTTCCGTGTATAGCTCTTCTATACGCTTTGTTGATTGTAATGCTTCTGTCTTTGCTGCTATTAACTCTTTTTGCTTCTCTAGAATTTCCTTTTCTATCTTTTCCTTAGTCGAACCAAGTTTTAAATAATGTGTAATAACTTGTGAAGACGCTGTTCCGTCTCGTAGTTGTTGCTCTGCAAGGTCTACAGCTAGAGCTATCATCTGATTCTCTCTAGCTTCAGGATTCATTGCAGGCGGACATCTCTTTTTAACCGAGTCCTTATCTTTTTTCTTAGTCATTTAATCTCCTTTATGAATCTTTAGCTTAACTTTTCTAATAGTTTTAGTTGCTTTTTAACAGATAAACAGAACACCCAAAGAATAAAGGCAGAGATTTTTTATCTTTAAGATTACTTTACCAGTTAAGGTTATACTTTTTACGTTATGGTGACGACTGAATATGAACCTTTATGCCTTGGATGCTCTACTCATCTGTTAAAAGTGCAATAAGCTACACTAAAATATACCCCCGGAGAAAATATAAAGAGAGCCGCGATTTCAGAGGGGGTGTGTTTTTAGCGACCCCCTCCCCTGTATACGAATACCTATTCTTTTATTACTTTTTTATAGATATTCATAAAGTCATACTTGATTATTTCATCTATAGCTCTTTCTATTTCAGCATTTTCTTCCTGTTCGGACATATCATCTGTCGTTTTTGCTATCCTATCCAAGTAACCACAGCTGTTGTAACCTTTCTCTATGTCAAACAAGAACCATTTATTGAATTCTTCAAAGACATCGAAAGGATTATCGATTGTTGTTAGTCTTGCTTCTCTCATCATGGTCCTTTCTATTTCAAATACTTGGATACTGTTCCTGTGCTTGAGCCAATACTGTCTGCTATTTCCCTTATAGTGTAACCACTATTTTGCATAGCTTGTATCTTGTTTACTTTTGCCTCGCTCAATCCTTTGTTTTCTCTAGGCATTGCTCGCTCTCTGAGGTTATCAGCATCTGTATTGTTAAGAATCTTGTGTAATACATTCTCGGTTATTGCTCCAGCTTGTATAGCATCCCATTCTTTGTCAGTAATCTGTATCTTAGTCTTAGACGCTCCAACTTGTGCTCTTGCATCTTGTAGCAATTGCTGAGACTTTTTCTTCAAATCTTTCTTTGGTATCTTCGAACTTTCTCCAAACTCTTCTTTATACGCATCCTTATAGCTTTGGATACCAGCATTTGCTATTGTCTGAGCTCTTCTCTCTTTCGGAGCATTCTTTAACGCAACATTTAACTTAGACATTAAAGAATTGTATTCTTCTTCGTATTCTTTCTTAGCTTCTGGAGAGTACTTCAAACTTTTGGTGTTAATCATCTCTTTTCTTGCCTGATTAGCAAGACTTTTCATAGAATTAGCATAGTCAGCGTACATCTTCTCTTGCCAAGTACCAGAAGATAATGTATTAGCATCTTTTGTCTCCGCCATCTTTGTAGACTTCGTGGTACGAGTCTCTTCTTTACCTGTTTTAGGATTTATATAAGTTTCAATAATGGATTTATAAGAAACTTCTCCTGTTTCTTTGTCTATTATTGGGGAGCCAACTCGTTTTGGAACTCTAACTTCAGACTTTGCTCTCGATAATAGCGTTGACGCTCCCTCTCTATACCTTCCTGTATTCTCATCTATATGACCTTGATACTTTGCTTTTAATTGAGCGATGTTGTTATCCGCTTCAGACCTTTTATAGTCCAACTTATGCTTTTCAGCATCTATTACAACCATAGAATGTTTAACGGCTCTTGCTAATTCTTCTTGAACGGCTCCTTTCAAAGTCATATCATTTATCAAGTTTGAAATTACACCCATTTGCTTCTGTGTATCTTTCATAACTTTCATACCTTCTCTATAAGGATATGCAAGTTTTGTATCGAAACCTTCTAATTCTTTAAGAGGCGGCGTACTACTAATCTTGATTTTGGAATTGGTTGGTATGCACATAGCTGTGTCACCATCAAAGTCAGCACCTGATAGTCGGTCTGCGACTTTCTTTGTGATTCCTATAGCATCTTTACCCATTTTACCAATCATAGCATCGCCTTCTTTATTCTTATTATTAACTGTAAGGATAGGTATTTCGAAAGTTCCACCATGTGGGTATCTTACAAGAGCGAGCTTCTCTCCGTTTCTATAATCAGGCGCATATACCTCATCATCTTTTAGAGAGTTAACAGGCAAGATTACCTTATACTTTTGCCTTGGTAACGCCGCTGCTTTAAGATGTACGGCTGCCGCATCGCAATCTTCAGCAAAAGAACTAAGATAATGTTTCTTAAGAGTTGGATTTGTGAGACTCTTAATCTCATCAAACTCTGCGTATCTATCTTTCTTAGTCAAATCAAGTTGTCTTTTTATCAAATCCCGATTCTGTTTTGCTAAAAACTGTGATGGTAGTTTATCAGACCATTCATTCCAATCGCCCTGCTCTTTTGTTTTGTTTATTAAAGACATTTTCTTTTTACCATCGGAATCTACGTAATCGCTTTGACCGTTTGCCTTAATCAATGCTCCAAACGGATTATCGTCATTCTTTATCGGTTTTAAAACAGTATTATCTTTTGGACCAAGTACCGGCGTTCCTTTAGGTTTGTTGGTATTAAAAACTACATCTACGCCTTTTGGTAAATCGTCTGAATAAACTGCCATACCCTTTATATAGTGTGTTCCATCAACAAGCATTCTAACTTGTGCATAATTTGCCTCACCTAAAGATATGTCTTTAACACCACGACGAAGTTCTATAACACCATCTTTATCCACTCCGCCTTCTTCAGCATATCGAACTTTGAGTCTATTAGAGTCCATAGATTCTGGGTATCTAAAAGTATTAAATGTTTGTCCACCATCGGTGCTAGCATACTCCTTTAAAGAATTTATTTTACTAGCATCATAAATGTCTTTATGTTCTGTTCCAGGAGGGCCTACAACACGCATTGTAGTAAACTGACCGGGCATAGTTGCCTGTGCAAGTCTTCCGTTGTATGTGGTATATCCATCTCTTTCCAGCATATATAATGCTTGATTTAGCTTTTCTTTAGATATACCCAATTCTCTCTCTACACCAACACCGACGTCTATCATACCTTTCCTATCAATCTGTTCTTTAAGAAAGTTGTATGTATTTTTTGTCTCGTCCATTCTAGCTTTTGTATCTTCATTCAACAAAGCTCTAACAGATGAATCGTTCTTAAAACCCATCTGTTCGGCAACTGCTTGTAAAGACATTCCTGAATCCCTAAGCCTCTTTGCTGTCGCAACATCAGCAGACCTTCTTTCTTCAAGAGCTAAAGATTTCTGAACTCTAAGTTCTGTAGTTGAAAGACCAATCTCCTTAGCTATCTGAGTTTCCGACATTCCGGAATTCTTTAAACTTTCCACCCTTGTTAAAAAATCTTTAGAATGTTGATATGGGTCTTTACCAGAACCCCAAGGATATCTTCCTGAACGTCTAGGCATTCCTACATGCATCAATTCATCAATACTCGGCTTATCAAAATATAAACCGCCCATAATCACATGTCCTCCGAATATTTTAATTTGTTTATAACTTTGTCAAACGAGATTATCTTTTTGGTAATACAAACAATATCGTTTGATTCCGGTTCAAATATACTAACTTCATCATTCTGATATATTCGCAATTCTATATTTATTGAGTTTGGATTGACTTCATACTCCAAACAAAAAAGAGCAGCATAAATCATTAACTGCTCCATATGTGTTGGACTTGTACCTGTCTTCAAATCATGTATTCTCAATAAATTATCTCTGAAAGATATAGAATCTGCGGTTCCGAAACAATTGTCAGAATAATATAAAACCTGTTCTGGTGTCATTCTATAGCCTATAGCGTCATTAACATACGCATTAAGAGTCTTTTTAGACTTTGGTAACTTCTGATTAAGTTTGATACACTTTGCTGCGAACTCGTGCAACTCCGTTCCTTTCTGAACAGCGAGCGATGACTTATAAAAGTTCGCAATCTTTTCTTCATCGTAATTCAACCAGTAGTATTTAGACGCCCCAAGTAGGGCATGCTTACCTTCCTGTTGATAGTGCCTGTTCCAATTCATTTAGAACCTCCTCTTTGTTTTCAGGAAATATAAAGCGTGCAAAAGACATCTCATTCATCTTATCGACATAATATGATTGATTCGGTCTTTTACTAGCCCCCTTGTTTTTCTTACACTCTAAAGCAGCCCATCGGTCTTTGTATAAAACTGTAATGTCCGGTATACCTTGGATATATCCAGAATCATTCTTCATAACAATACAACCAATAAACTTTTTCTTTATCTCTTTTATTAAGTCTGATTGAAAATCTGTTTCGTCTTTCATGATAGGCTCCTTTCAATAAAAATAAAAAAGAGATGCAATTATTAATCCTTTGCCAATAAAGGACATATTGTATCTCTCTCTATAAAAGGGGATGTATATTTCGCGTACAATAAAAATATAACTAAGAGTCATAGTTTTGAGTTTTTAATATACTCTCATACTCTTTAAGAATTTGATGGATTCGTACATGAGATACTCCGAGCGCTTCTGCTATCTTTCGTAATGAATATCCTTGAGATCTAAGTTGGCATACTTCTAAATTTCTAATTTGTTTTTTAGGTCTTCCACTACGAGTATAGAAAATATCATTACTAACCATATCTCGTTCTTTATCATTCATTTCGTCCAACCTACTATCTCCATCACCACTTCTAATAAGCTTGTGATTCAATCCGTCATATACGACATAAAAACCATCAGCTTGATGACCTATGATTTTCATATAATCGTATTTCGCGAATCTACTACAAGTTTTGTACACTTCTGGAAAATATTTCTTAAATTCCATTCGAAGCATATTCCAAGTTATTTTTCGCATAAAATCTCCTAGTGTTAAGGTTATGTTAAGGTTATTACATTCAAAATGATATTGTCAGTGCTTTTCTATATAA